TGATGTGTCGGGGTCTAGTAAGCCACCATTGCATATCGTGGTAATGGCACTAAAACCAGTCACATCACCACGATAGAATATCGCACTCTGAGTAGCCTGAAGCCGGCTAAAGCCCATAAAATACCAATTACCATAAGCCCATCCATGGGAATAAGCAGATGAACGAAGCGTTGGAGCTAGGCTCAAATGATGGTGCCGCATCTGAAGCGTCAAGGTAGTATAATGATACATTTCCCACCCAGTATTGCTTAATAGAAAACGGCTCATTAGTGTTTTGTCGTCATCTCCACCACTGTCAATCCGAAACCAACCCCCAAGGCTGTAGTCCGTATTGGTAAAGTCCAAATTCCCAGTATCCGCAGCAGAAGCCCATAAATACTCAGTAGCTCCATCAAGAGTAAGAAAGGGTAAGTTTGAATCAAGGGTTGACCAAGGAGCGCCTATTATTGTAACTACAGGCTTTGTCCTGGCTATGCTGTGAGTAATAGCTCCAATACCTTCCCTGAACGGAAGGTCTAATGCCATATTCCTGTTTATAGCCAAGGCGTCATAATGCACGCTCATTACGGAGCCTCCTTGTAAAATACTTCCCAATTATAGGCTCTCTTAGTCCCTGTCGATTGAATTGTTACCCGGATTCCATATCTATTCGGGGGTAGAGTTACATCTTTCCCTAAGGGGTCTTGCACAGCATTGAAAGTGGTATCACCAAACTTTAGCATGACCCCTCCTGGTACTATGCGGCGGTAAACTCGCACCCGCAATGTTTCAGTTACAGTCTGGTTGGTAAAATCTAACGAAAAGAGCTTGGCTTCAAATATGCCCGCAGGAGCTTCATTAGTATAAACAGTCTGCTCGGTACCATCGGTCGTTATCTGTCCGCTTGTCTCAGTTAAAATAGCCTCTGAATCAGTGACTTCCCGGATGGCGTCAACATCTAACTGAAGTAAATCAATATCAGCCTGGAGAGCTTGCACGCTTGCCTCTAGCGCTAAAGTATCAATAGCTGCAGGATTATGTACACCTTCACCGCTCATGGTCGATTGCCCTCACTTATAGCCAGATTAATAGTCTCCTGCTCATCACAGGTTGAAATGCCGTAAACCTCACCATGGAATAGGTTGTTAGTTCCAATATGATAAGTGCCACCATTGGGATTGAGGCGTATTCCCGAACCGATAACAGCAGCGTTTCCTCTGGCAAGATAGATAATACCGTCACCGTCATTTGTAAGGTCGGAATCACCCCTATTAGCGTTGGCTACTAAAACCAGAGTAGATACAGCACCAACGGCAACGAAGGTGTCGTTTACATTTTCTATTGGCCATATTCTTGGGTCAGGCATCTATCTCATCTCCATCCGCCAGAACGCCATACTCTGTAAAATAAGCCGGCCATTTTTCGGCACCCTTTCGCGTGCATGCTTCCACAGTACACTTGTTCCCAGACCGCAAGGCACACTTTACCTCTTTGCAGTATTTCGAGTTATAAGGTTCTCTGTCCATTTCTCCTCACTTAAAGGTCACTGTAAAATTGCCAGCGAAGGCAGCATCATAATCAAAAAATATACCAGTTTCCATTTCGCAGTCAAGGATTAGCGTAAACGGCTGACAGGAAACATGGATAGCGCTTCTTAAAATAAGCGTCCCGATTAACGTTCCTGTATTATCAATGCCATCATATATCGCAACATCCCCTACAGCAGTCATGCCATTAAAAGTTATTGAGTGCAATACACACGCCCCGGTGTGCACGATTGCATCTGCAATAACGTTTACTTTATCCCATGGATAGTCAAGCACCGGATTTGACATATTCACCTCCAAAGAGCCAGGGCAAGGGGGAAGGAGTAACAAACCCCCTCACCCCGACAAGCTTAGTTTAGTCTACTTATTTAGTCTGCGACTCTATTATAATAAGTAGCTCTCCAATCCAGCTTATTTGCACCGAAGCATTGACGGATTCGATAGAAGATGTTATCAGTAGCAAAGTCTCCGCTCATCGGGTTGAGTGCTCCACCACCAATAGTCACCTTATCGCTTGCCTTCATGCAAACCTCCGGTCTCTCATGTCCTTTGAGGTAGTCGCACTCTATGGCTGCGATATTCGCTGGGTCGGCAAACAGATACCACGAGTTAGCTGTCCATCCAGCCGTACCCGCAATCGATAGCCACGGGTCAACTATAAGCTGTAGTCCGTATTGACTAATCACATTGGCGGTTGGGTAGGCGACTGGGGCAGCCAGCGCAGTAGTTTGAGTCCACATCTTGTTGGCCGAGGTCAGGATTTGTCGAGCCGTAAATTCCAGCCCTCCATCGGAGATAACCAGATATTTGGCACGGTTCCTGATGGGTTGCCCACTGGGATGCCGGATTGCCGCCATCGCTGCCACTGAAGCCTCAAGGTTCGCAATGGTCAGAGGCAGAACATCAGCATTAACTCCATTCTCGTACAAGTTCCCACCAACAACATGAGTGCCAATATCGTCCGCATAAAGGTTTACGGCTGTGTAGTGCTCGGTATTAGCTGCCAGCCATGCCATCTCGGACGGCGAATCCTTCAATGCCCCCAGGTCGTCAGCTATCATGGTCTCCCATGAGATGTCTATTTGATTACCGTATTTGCGAGCATAGACATCGTACTTTTTCTCCGTTTTCTCCAGGGCTAAGTATTCTCCTTTTTCACCCACCTCTCCGAGATACATCCCGCCTAAAGTGATTGCAAATCGGCGACCACCGACCCACGGGTATAACCGATTGACGGTCTTAATCCTCATGTATTTCTTCCATTCAGGTTCGATTGCCTGATATGCAGCAAGCATCTGTCTATCGGTTACATCGCCGAACAGGTAGGGGAAGTCGGATGTAGTCATAGCTTCCCTTAATAGGTATTCATGTTTATAGGCTGGATAGTTACGGGCATTACCGATCAGGTTGTTGAAAGCAGCAATTTCTGCATCAGTATGCCGTGCTCCCATTTCGGTTAGGGACGTATAACCTTTCCAGTCTTCCATTAACTTCATAAGTTCCATAATAGAACCTCCTTATAGTTACTTTGTTTTCACCTCTGCTACCTCTGCTTCGTTAATGCGTGTCACTAACTCTACATCGTTTCGGCCGAATCCCTTAAAGGTATCTATTGCTTGTTTAATCCTGGCATACTCTTCATCTTCCAACAGGATTACATCCTCCTTGCACTGTTCTAGCTTCATAGCCAGCACATTTTGCTTGACCAGTTCAGCACCGTTCAACTGCAAGTCAGGAATAAACATTAGATTAAGAATTGAATCCTTGACATGGTAAGGAAATTCAGTCTTTATCAACCTGCCTGGATTCATCTGGTCAGGGACATCGACTTTTACCGTGTAGTTTTTTAAGTTTAGTTTACGCATTTTCTTTTCACTCCTTTTTTATTTACGCTAGATTAAAGTGCAGCTGCAAGCACTGGTACCCATCCATCAACTCCCCCAATTTCTACTCTGATACAGGCAATCGTAGCACCACCACCAACTGCGGCTACACTTGCATCATAACCGAAGGAATTATCAAGAACGATAGTATGGTTATCTCCTGCATTTGTAGCATTCCAACCTGTCAGGTCGATGCCATTCATGAATCTCCCATAACCGTAGAACATCGCATCAGGATAGATAACACCACTAGCTGAGTATGCTATATAGGCTGCATAGACTCCAGCAGTGGGTCTTACGTCCAGTGTGGCAAAAGCCATAACACCAGAGATAAAGTCGCAAGCGGTGATGACAGCAGCATCGGAGTAAACCTCACCTTTGACACCAGCAATCCTGACACCACCAAGTCCGCCTCCGTCAAGTGTGCCATAAACCCTTGCATAACCATGAACACCGTGCAGGTTACCATCAGTCATAGTTGTGGCAGCAGACACATCAGCTATCGCCCTAATCGTGTATAGGGAGGCAGCAGTAGAGGCTGCTGCGAGAGCTGCGGAGGGATACTGGTTTATATGTATCCCCGAAGCCCCTGAATAGTCACTGTTGATTTGAACACGAGGCATTCCAGTAACCGCCTCCGTATAACGAGTGCCGCCATTGGCGTCAATCCCCATAAGGATACGGTCTTCGCTCGGCCCCCAATGGACTTTTACCGCTATGATAGCCTCTTCTCCACTATTGACCGCACCAAGAGCATAACCGAATAGTGTATGCTGTTCGGGGTCGTGTCTCCTTGAGATCGTACACCCACCATCGTCAGTATCAATGTAAAGTGCATCACCAACCGCAACTGCTACCTCGCCAAGGTCATCATCGGCATATACGAGTAGATTCCAGATGCCCTCGGTATCAATAGCAATTCGGTCAGCGGCAGTAGTGCTACTTGTAAAAGCGACACCTACAATATCCCCACGCCCATCCCTAACGCAAACTGGCTCACCTTTTACAACTGTTCCGCTTACAACAGTAGCGAGCTCTGAAAGTAGGAAGGTTAAATGCCTCCCCTCATATGTGGAACTTACCTCAGTTCCAGCAGTTTCGTTAGCCGCATAAACGGCTGTTCCTGTTCCTGTATCTGGCATTTTAATTACCTCCTAGTTATTATTTACTTAGCGGCCAGTGACGGCAGTTTCTACCTGCGCATCAGTCCATTCGGGGTTTAGCCGCTTGAAGCTCTCTTTCAGAGCTTCTTTGTCCTTCTCGGTATCGGGTTTACTTCCGCCCAAGCCCTTGACATGACCGGCCTCAGCGAGCTCGGCAATTTCGGCTTTCTTGTCCTCTATTGCCTCTGTGATCCCATCTGCGGTTTCGGCATCTTTGAACCTCTCAATAAGTCGCGCTTTGGCAGCATCGGGTAGCTCGGCCTTGTCTACAGCCTCTTTAATAGTGGCTTGTGCTTCGGCTTTCACTTTGTCCTTTTCTGCTTTCTCAGCGGCTTCTTTAAGAGAGTCGCGCTCGGTAGTTAGTGTCGCAATCTGGCCTTCCAAATCCTTAATCTTGTCTTCATTCTCCATAGCTTTCTTGACCTCCTTCGCAATGTCTGCCCTGATATTAGCCTCGACAGTTTTAATTAAATCAGGGCGGCGTTCCTTTAAGGTTGCTAACTCTATCAAGTCTATATCTTGACCTTTCGATTCGTACATCGTGACTATTCCGCCAGCGCCGGGCTCGGTAACAAAATCAACCGAGCGAGCGGCTACAAGTTTCTCAATCACTAAGGTTTCCTTGCCCTCGATGGTGCCTTTAGTTGCGCTTCCAACTGCATTGATAGAGATACCCATTTCTGAGAGCATATTCTTATCTCGCAGCGAAGCTAGTTTTTGCATCAGCCAGGGCTCAACAATCTCAGCGATTCCAGTAACTACTCCGGCTTCATCGCACGTTACCTCGGATAAGGTGGCAACCCAGTCCTTAATCGACCTTTCGGGACGTGCTTCATCTTCCGCTTCAGTAGGATGGTCAGCGTACATCTTTTGACCCTCAAAAATCTTATAGTCCCGCTTCAACATTTCCGCCGGATAATACCGGTCCTCAGTGGCATTGAAGCCAGGCTTAATAACAATCACTGTAGCCCGGCCTTTGTCGAATTTAGCCTCAGTAAGAGGGGTATAGCTAAAGACTAACTCTCGTGTCTCTGATTCTTTCATCCATGGAGGTATATCGGCTTCCTCAACACCTAGCTTGCGATATTCGGCTCTAATCTTGCGCTTAATGGCAGCCAGATCAGCAGCAGGTATGTTTTCCTTCTTGCCATCACGCCCACCTGCACTAAGGGAAGCAGAGGCTAGTCGGAGTTGATTCCTGGTGACCTTCTTTTCGGGATTCTCCCAGACCCGGAGTTTCCAGGTTGAAGCATCCTCTGTATTGGGGACGTAAGCGAAAGCAGAGGCAGGGAATTTAACCCCATCTTCAGTTTTCATTACTGCCTGCTCTTTTAGCCAGGTCAGTACGGTATCCGCTTCCACTAAGGCTTCTTTGGTTTTCCCTTCGTCCGCTTCATCAGATGATAGGAGCTCCTGGCATAGCTCAACGATTTTCTTGATTCGGGCTGAGTCAAGATTAGCATTGCGCTTGCCAGCTTCTTGTATAAGCTCAGAGTACCTCTCCTGAAGTGATTCCATGGGCTTAAATATCTTGGTACTCAAAACCTTCTTTGGCTCACCGAATACGGCTCCTGCCTCACCTAGCTCATAACTGGACTGATAGAGCTGCCCATCGATGTTATAGATGATTTCGCTATCGAACACTTCCTCGATAGACACATTCTTTGGGACCGGGTCTTCTATTTTTAGCCCATACTCAGAGATTAAAGCAGTCTGTAAAAGATTGCGCTTCTGTTCATCACTTATCATAGCGGCCTCCTTTGCAACCCATTGGCCTTGTTCGTTTTTCCTGTATTTGTTTTTGACAGCAGCCCATGCTGTGCCGGCGGATTTCCCTTCGTCTCCGCTATACTGCTTAAAGGCAGCATTAAAGGCAGCTACCCATATCTCTATCAAGTGCTTGGGCAGCCCCTTTAGTTGTTCTGGCGGACTTTGAACTGTATATGGCATAATAAAAAAAACCGCAAGCTTTCGCCTACGGTTCTCATCCGTTTGTGATTATTCTATTGTTAAACTATTCTATCGCTTGTCTCTACTGTTAGCAAGGTGGGCTTTCCATTGGTTATTTTGACCTTCACCCACCCATACTGAATACCCCAGTCAATCTTCTGTATGACTTCCTTTAATTGTAATTTATTTGGGTTGGGTTTGTCAAGAGTCATTTTAACATCACCGGCGCCAGGGCGCATTGGCAATTTGGATGGGCTGGTGGTCTTTTGGGGTCTTCTCCAAGATGAGAATATTCAAAATCAATAGGGACTTTCCCTTGACCTGCACAGTCAGCACAGATTCCGCATTCCCCCCCGAAAAAAAGCCACTCTTTGCCAGTCACCCCCATTGCCTTTGACCGCTCCATAAAAGCAGTTTCTAAACCATTGGCTGTCTCAGTCCGGGCAATTACTAAAGAACGAGCCTTGCTCATATCCTTAAACTCACCCCGAAGGTCTCTAGCTAATCCAGCGACACCACGTTTATTTTTTATCCCATCGCTCACTATTTTGGCTAGACGGCGTTTTGTCTCCTCATCCATATTGGTCACCATTTTAGCACCGTGCTTCTTAGCGTAGTTTATAGCTTGCTCCATTGGTGGGCCTTCATAGGCTATCGGGATGCCAGACTTAGTCATGCCCCAGGTCATCAGCTCACGGTCGCCTGAAATATAAGCAGTCACCAGATGCCCTTCAATGGTGGCAGTAAGGGCTTCGGATAGCACCCTTACCATGGGCTCTAAGGTATTATCAAGGTCTGAATTTAGGGACATTTACACTAACACCATCTTTCCATAATCAATTACTTTATCTTGTATATAATTCAAAGTACCATTTCTGCCCATGATACCTCTTTCTTTTCGGTGTTTTGTCAGGTAATCTGAATATTCTTCTGGCATTAAAAGCATCTCCTCACTAAGGTCATCATACTTATTAACAAATTCGGTAAACTTTTCCCACTCAATAAATAGCGAGACATCTTCTTGGTTGAGTTCCCAGATATCAACTCTAGGTATCATGGTTGGCAATGCACAAATAATGTCCAACTTATTCAAACGCTTATTAAAAAGATAAAGTAATCGGGCACGGCATCTAACAAAATCCTGATATTTCAATCCAATTGGTGGTTCGCTTTCGAGAAAAAGCTGGCTATGTTTTTTTACCTGTTCCATTGTTAGCATTTTTATTCCTTCTCCACATATTTATTATAGATTTGCTCCAGCTTTCCCATAGGTAACGCTTTCTCCAGCTTCCCAAAATACTTCTGGAGGTCTCGCTCTAAGGCATCTGAAAGTTTCTGGTTTTTGGGCGAGTTTGGGTTGGCTGGTATCTCTGCCTCAAGGACTGCTATTAGCTCATCCAGTTCTTTCAATTTCCCCCTTTAGTCGTCTACCAATTTCGCAATCACAAAACTCACGATATTGTCCTATCTTGTCCAGGTCTACGTATCCCTTACCGCCACAGGCGCAGGGCTTTAGTATCTCCTGGGCGCTATGTACTACTTCCTGGGCTTCCTTTGCTATCTCTGGTATAGATTTAGCGATTCGCTTTCTGGTTACTTTCTTCTTCATTTTACCTCCACTATCTTTTTCAATTCTCTTAATGCCTTAGCAAGTTTAATGTTCACATCTCCTTTGCTTTCCTTCGCTAATTGGTCTATGACATGAGCGGGGTCGTTTATTCCTAACGCTAACAGCGCTTGTTGCTGAACATCAGGTGAGGATGCGAACTCAGGGAAGGCGGTAGTTATCTGCACTATAGCCTGAGCAGCGGCAAAGGCATCCTCTGGAGCTATGGCCGGGAAGTCTTTGTCTACATACCACTTATCAGGCGCCAGTTTGTTGTACTCGAACACTAGCTCGAATATATCCTGAAAGACATCGCTCCATACCGACTGATAGCTCTGGAATTGCTTTAGCATGGGCAATTCAACGGTCTTGGCAGTGGCCAGGTTCCCAGTGGCTATGTCGCCAAAATACTGTTCTGGTATTCCTACGGCAGAGCAGAACTGGAGCTTGAGCATCCGGTAGTCATCGTAAGCGTTTTTGGCATCCTGGGGTGGTTCGATAGGCTCTTCTTTAACGGCCTTGTTCACTACCATTGTAGAGGCAGCCTGGGGGGTCTTATCATCAATAGCCGCCTTCACCGCATCAACGGCAGTCTGACCTCCCTCGACTGTGAGCTTACTAGCCCAGCGTGTTCGGGCTAACATCATAGCTACTCTAGCGGCCACGAACTTCTTGCTGTATTTCAGTATATCTAAGCCAGGGACTAACAGCCCTGTTCCCCTCTGTCCAGTACCGCGAGCTAAATGATAGACTAAGGCATCTTTGGCACCTTCCGTCATTCTGACAGGTTTACCCGCAGCATCCATAGTTCCTTTGTCTTTGGGGTTCAAATGGCTCCGATAAAAGTCAATGTGTGGTTTGCCTTGTCGGTCGCTCCATTCTCGCTTGTAATACATAGGATGTTCGATGTCGTCGGGGTCTGTGATTATCTCGGTGATTTCAAGGGGGTCTATTGTCCGGATGCAGGACTCGTTCCCCAGAAATATGGCAAAGAATATCTCACCGTCAACTAAGTATTTATCGCTGCACCGGCGCTGCCCTTTGGCACCGAATATCGGCTGGTTGTCCTGAGAGAACCAGAAGTCCTCAAGGGCTTTCTTGGTCGGCTCCTCCTCCACTTCCCAGGTCATGCCCGTCTTACCGAAAGCATAGTCAGTCCATATCCGTATCACCTGGGCTGCCAGTGGGTCAAAGAAATAGTAGAGACGGCTTAGTTTCACTGTATCGATACGCTTGGCTGGCGTTACACCCCCGCCTGTAACGGTGAAGTTTATCCAGCCCTTGTCTTCAGTGGCTAAGTCCCTTTCAACCGATGTAGTGGCTTCAAGGAACGTTCTGTCAATGACCCTCGTAGCCTCTCGGTAACATTCGTCAAAGGTTTCATAACCATTCATAGTTTCACCTCCTAAAAATCTATATCCTCCTCTAATTCCTTCATAGCGTCATAGTAGACGACTTTTTCTACTGGGCCGGGTAGCCCTCTCATAAAAGATAATGCCTGAGTCGTGCTGTCAACCTGGTCGTCATGTTCTGCATTTGGAAAGGCTGATAACTCTTCGATGTAGTCGTATAACCACGGAGCGTTCTCAGGCAGAAAAACTCTACCCGCTTCTATTAGTGGAGTAACCGAGTTCACTCTAGCCACTTTGTTGCTGTCCACCTTTATCGGCAGTACCGGTATAGCAGTGTTGCGCTGTATCTCTTGAATCAAAGACTGTCCGCTCGCTAAGTCCTCGACTATAACCACATTTGGTCTGTCTCTATTATACAACGAAATAGCTACACGTTTCAACTCAGGGAATTCAACTTTGCTTCGCCATACATCTAGCAAGTAATAGCCGTTTGATGTTTCTCCCCATACAGTACACACCGAATAGTCGTTTTGGGTTTTGTCTTTGAAGGCGGTATCCCAGCTATGGATTGTCCGTTGGAACGTGGGTACTTCTTTGAAATACTGCCACCATTCTCTTTTGATTATCTGGCCTTCAGCTACAGTCGGCTCGCCCTGGTAAAGTGCCGCAAAAGCACGACTGCCTATTGAGGCCTTAATACCTTCTAAGGTCGGTAATGGATACATAGCCGGCCATAATGCTTTCCCATCAGTTAGGGCCTTGAAGTGCAAAACCTCCCATTGGTCTGAGGCGGGGTCGCCTTTAGCCTGGTTCAATAATCTCCCAACAAGGTCGTCGGGGTGCCATCGAGTATTGTGGCTCACCATACCGTTGGCAATAAAGTTCTCGGTACGCTCGACTTGAATATCGAATACTTCTTCGATACCAGCAGGTTCAATGCTTTCAATCGATTCTGTTGTGAAGTCGGAGATATTCGCCAATAGCGAGTGCTGTTGCTTCTGTCTTAGCATATCCAGCGGCGAGATTGCAGTCGTTACACAGGAGTCCTCTAACTGTATTAGTTTCGTGGCAATGGTCAATACACAGTTTTCCTCCCCAATGCGCTCGGACATTATCTCCTGGGGGTTGTTTGCAAATAGCGCATTTGCCGCCCTGTGCTTCGTACATCGCATCATATTCCACAGCGGTGATTCCGTAGCGATGCTTGAGGCGTCTATCCCGAAGGGATTCTGCATTATAAGATGGAGAGCGATGCCTATCTGCCCACTTCTTCTTTTCGTAGTGTGACGAGCAATATCCCCGACATCTAACAGGCTCTTCGCAACCCTCGACGGAACAAATCTTGCCTTTCCACTTGCCCCACTGCCCCTTACGGTTACGATTTTGTGGTGTGTAGTCAAGTTTTTCAGTCTTATCCATTTGAGTTGCCCATTCTCCTCAACTAGAAACGGATGTCGTTCGTTCGCTTTAACTATTCTACCACAAGTCGTCCTAATTTTCAAGATGTAATCAGCACCATTGCTGGTGTGATTTAGTACCATAGAAGTTGCCAGTTTGCCGTTATCGTAGGTTGCCACCTGGTCACCTACTTTAATTTCACGTAACAAACGCTCAGTACCATCACCCATGAGCACGGGTGTATCCCCTGTCATGCACATCACAACAATTATGGCTGCATCGGGTTGAGCCCGGGTTCTAAAGACTGTTCTGTACCAATCCCACACTTTCTCTCTGATAGTCTCACTGGCGGCTTCCTCGGCATCTTTGACAGGATCGTCGATTATCCCGATATTAAATCCCCGGCCAGTTAAGCCACCGCCAATGCCCACGGCGTAGTATGAGCCGCCTTGTTTCGTACCCCACTCATGGGCTGCCTGTCTCTCTGGAATTACTATCTCCTGCCCTGGTCTTTCTGGTCGGTGGTGGATAGAGGGAAACAACCGCATCATCTCGACAGAACAGAATATATCCCTGGCTTTGCGTGAGTGCGTTAAGGCAATCGACTCAGCATAACCCGCTTGAACGATATAGTCTTCAGGGTGCCTAGCCATATACCAGCACGGGAAACGTAAGGATATTAACTCACTTTTCCCATGACGCGGGGGCATAAGAACCATAAGCCTTTTGATTTCACCCCGCTCTACAGCTTCTAAGGCATCTGATAGCGCTGTTAGGTGCGGTGCGGACTGATAGCCGGGGAACGTGTACTGGCAGAAGGGAAGTAGCCTATTTTTGGCCAGGGTGCGCCGCAAGACGGCTTCGCTCGTGCTCCATAATAGCGATGAGTTCCTCGGTACTATAGTCTTCAACTGTTCTCTTGATATTACCACTATGTTCAAATTCCTGCTTATCAGCCATCCCTAACCAGTTCTTTGCTAGAAATATGGCTACGGCTGCGTTCTTCTCGGAAAGTTTGAACAGATTGCGGCGAAGTGATACAAGCCCACCTATTCTCTTTTTAGCGAAAACCTCCGAAAATGAAACTCCATAATGCTCTTTAACTCGTGTCTCAACAGTATCCTCAGAGCAACAAAAGAAGGCCGCTATCTCAGTCAGGGTACACTGAATCATACAGAAGCCCTCAAATTGTTTCCAGTCAAGCTCTATTCTTTTGCGGTGTCCGCGGTTAGCACTGAAGTTAGCCATTTCAAAACCTTTCAAAGACTATTATAGCACAATTTTAGGTTTTGTCTAGTAGGCTTAACTGAGCGCCGTGCTTTACTACTTTACAGCCTGGGTGGTTTTCCTTTAGTTTAAGGATACTTAGCTGTTCTTCTATGAGTTCTAGATACCACTCTAATTCATCTTTTACTGCTTCAAATTCTTCGATGCGGGTGCAAATATCTACCTGGTCATCAGCATATACGTCGTAAGCAGAGAAGTTAGGGTTTTGCTCTTGTTTCTTCCGTAGCCTCTCTAGGCGTCGGTCGGTAAGGTCAAGCTCCTTTCGATAAGCTTCCTGGTGCTCCAAGCACGTTTCTTTATCGAGTAGCCTTACTAATCGAGTATCTAGCATTTTACAGCCCGATTCCCAGTGAAGTTCTGCCATCGCTCTATAATCACATCACAATAATAAGGTTCTATCTCCATCATGTAGCACTTTCGGTTTAGCTTCTCACAGGCTATTAGGGTAGAGCCTGAACCACCGAAGAGGTCAAGAACTTTATAATTAGATTTTGAGTAATCAGTCAAAATAGCAACAAGAAGTCCTATTGGTTTTTGTGTAGGATGGAAGCGTTCCTTTTCCTTGCCAATAAGACCATTATATTCAAAAGTATACTTTTTAATCGATAGTCTTTGACTATTTGTCCATATTAACTCACAATCACCAAAAGTTGGCATCGTGGTAAGTTTATCCCACACTATCCAATGCTTGCCTAATGGTAATCGGTCTGAAAAGAAATTAGCCCCGAATATAAGCAAGTTTTGAGCTAACTGAATAATTAAATTGAATGTTTCTTTTGATGGTGACTCATTATCCCAATTACCTTCCTCATATCTACGCCTAGCTATTGGTTTCCCAAAGCCTCCAAAACCTTCAAAACCTTTATCTCGTTTCACTCCATACGGCGGGTCTGTAAATACCATGTCTGCCTTCTCATCACCCATCAATTTTGCCACATCCTCTTTCTTGGTAGCATCTCCGCATAAGAGCCGATGATTGCCTAATATCCACAGGTCACTAGTCTTACAGATAGATTCTTTTGGTTCGGGGACTTCATCATCATCAGTCAAGCCATCGGAAACGTTAGTGAGTAGTGCCTCTATCTCACTCAGGTCAAAGCCTGTAGTCTCTAAATCCAGCTCCCCAGTATCCAGCACTCCAAATAAGTCTTTGAGCAGGGGAAAGTCCCAGTCGGTCTCGTCTTGTAGGCGGTTGTCGGCTATCATGTAGGCCAGGGCTTTACTTCCTTTCAAAGGTAACTGAATCACAGGTACTTCCTTTAATCCTGCCTTCTGAGCGGCCTTGAGGCGGGCATGACCAGCCAAAACGTAATTGTCGGCTGAGACTAAGATGGGATTGGTAAAACCGAACTCAGTAAGGCTTTTAACTAATTTGTCAATGGCTGAGTCTGGGTGTGTTCTGGGATTCTGAGGGTGAGGGCGGAGCTTGGTTATTTCAATCGTTTGGATTTCCATTTTTCACCTTCTCCTCAAGAGCAGGCTGTTGGGGCCGGCCTGCCACTATATCATCCAGTCCCCTTTCTAATAAAGCATCGTCCACAAGGTTCTCGTAATAGCAGAAGCTGAACCCTATCTTTTTAAGGGCTATCTTTAACGTCAGTTTGTCGGTTGTTTTCAACCACTCTATCAGCTCCCCGGTGGTTAGAATATTAAGGCCACAATCCCTTAATCTAACCAGGCAGGCATCACATATCCTAGCCTTGGTGTTGGCGGTGCCGGCGCTGTACTCTAGCTTGGAGTCGCAGACCGCGCAGCAGTTATAGTCGCCATGAGACATCTTATTTCTCCTTCCAGTCCCTAAATAAAACAGCCCATTGCCACTCTTTCCTTCTCCAGAATAGGCCATCAAATCTAAACACTATCCCAAAGAAAGGGGTTATCAGAGTGACAATTTTGTCGAAGGGCTTAACTTTTGAAGAATCGCCAGATGATATTGCCATCTGTTTTTTGAACCTTAACATTGATTTCCTTTGCATCCAGTAAATCGATTATAATGTCGTTATAAGAGTGCCCTTTTGTGTCCGCTTTGTCAAGGCGGTCTTTGGTCTCTTTGCTAATAGCGATGGTCGTTTTATCCATTTCTTTTCCTCTCTAGCCATTCGGTGGCATCCTCTCTTATCTTTGTAACAAAAACTCCGGTGGATGGATAGGTAGCTATGGCCTCCCCCTTGCACCTGAGGACTAACAGGTGGTCATCAGGCTCATACAGCTCTATCCCGGCCGCTAGATGGGCTGGCAATAAAGCCCCTTTTAAGATTGCTTGACTGAATATATTCATCGATATAACTCCTTCCAAAGCACCCCCTTAAGTAACCTCATTTTTCTCCTTCCTTCTCCTTAAAAAGAGCGATGATTTGCAACGCAAAGGTACGATAGAACAATATGCTAAGCTCTTTTGTTACCGCAACTTTCCTGAGTACCAATGCTACTTCATATATCAGTTCTTCTTTTTCTTTGTTGTTCATCTCTCCGTCTCTTTTCTTATTCCAGCTCTACCCTGCTGGCTGCATCCAATTTCTTTCTTTGCCTTTTTCGTAAGACTTGCATTTTCTTTTATTATCTACCTTGATATAGTTCTTCCCACATATCCACCCAGAAAATATATTCCATTTAACGAAGCTGCAATCAGTTGATTCACAAAGTACATTCATGTCTCTTTCCTCCTTTCTTATTCAGCCTGCCCTGCTGGCTACTCCCCTTTCAGGAATTCCAATGCACGCTCATCAGATGAGCATACCGATTCCCTGCATAGAGGGCACTGATAATACTCGGAGTCTGTTTCAATTTCAGGCATATCAAATTCAAGCTGGTCTCCCAATACGTACTTATCCCCTTTGATATATCGCAGAGTTGTTTCTTGAGTTGAGATGTAACATTTCTCAAGACTGGGAATTTCCTCCCCACAGTTGGGGCACGTCACTGTTGTTTTCATAATCTCCTCCTTCATTATTTCGATGATGCTTATTAACATTCTCCTAAACGTCACAATTTGTTCTGCATCAAGAACTCTACTCTTACCAACCCAATTACATATTCGGTATAGCACTATTGATTCCTCACAATCAGTTAACTCGGCTCTCTTTATGATGCTGAAAAATTCGTTCTCTTTCTTTAACATACCTAATCCTCCCTTCTCTCCTCTGCCTGTCATAGTAGTCTATGAGTCAGACCGCATGAGCGTCACTTCGTTCTTCGGTATCCAGTTCAAAAGGGCAGTTTCCCCTCTTTGGATTCTTTGATTTCGCAGTCCGAAAAGCTGATGCTCTTCCTGGTTGCTGGGTCTAACTGATTCAAGAGGTTTTCTAGCGATTCGTGTATTATAGCAGTGTCTTGCATTCCAACATCCCGCCGGGCTTGTAGCCCAAATGGGCTGAGTTCGATTCTAAAAGTTCCTTCAAGTTTTATCATGCCGGCACATACTCCCTTTCTGCTGTGATAGGTAAGGACCGATTCTCCTTTTCCTCTTTGATTTCCTCAATGGTTACTCTATAGACTCTCCCACTGCCAACATACTTTTCAAAGATGCCCTCTATCCCAAATGTACCTCTCTTAGTAATGAGTACCACCCAGGAATGTCTCAGGTATTCTTTCTCTGAGAATATGCCTTCATAAACTTTCATATCTCCTCCATCAAAACATCTTTAACTGCCCGCTCCCATCAAAAGCTTTAGCAACGGCTCGCTTGAAGTCGCGGCGCCGCAAGGCGTCTTCGATTAGCCGATTCCTTAAGCTCTGCATATATTCATGGGCTTCCACCATGGTCTCTGTTAAAAAATACCCATAAGGGAATTGCGTGGTCGAGGCTATCGGGGCCCCCTGGCTAATAAGAGCTCGTATCTCTTTTCTTATGGTGCGGTCTTCCTCGTTAAGGAAGCGGGCTAACTCTTTGGCTGTGATAGCTTGGTCCCGGCCACGGTGAAGCTTTAGGATTGCTAAGAGGTCATTCATTGCGCCTTCGTTACCGTAATAACTTTCTGGCTAATCAGCACCCCGGGAATCTCTTTGACGCCACTCTTTACTCTTGCCCTTATTTTGGGTAGCGAGGGCTCACAAAGGTCTCTAGGAACGAGGTCGGGCTGCACGACTCTTATATCATAGTCATCCCGATAGGTAACTGTCCCCATCTCTGGTCGTGAAGTTTTAGCTGGTACTGGTATGTCCACTACAGGAAGTTCCACTATCTCGCCTGTTTCTTGGGCCTCTGCTAATTTGTGGGCTTGCTCTGCCAGGCGGTAGTTTTCTTCTTCCTGGGCTATCCGCACTTGTTCGCGGTGATAGGTTTGGAGTGTGGAATTGAGCCTGTCGATACACTCTGTTAAGTGGCCCAAATAAGGTTTGAACAAATCCGTTATCCGCTTTTCGCCTTCCCTGAGCGGCTCTAACAGTTCCTTTCGCTTTCCATCAGCCCGCTTAAAGGCTACCCTGGCGCCGATGAGTAGGTTCTCAGCGTTGTTCTGAGAGTTTGCGTCGGTAACCTCACATTTGGCTATCCATTCGAGCATCTCCTGGTCTTGTGTAGTAAGTTGCTGGATTGCGACTTCTGGTGTTTCTTTCATGTTTTCCTCCTTTAGTTTTTGAGTCCCTTCAGCCAGCGCTTTGCCATTTCAAGAGCCTCACGCATCCCATCTATGGGAAGGTCACTTGAACGCATAGCTGCTAAGGCGGATGAGGCTGCCCCTACCACTTGAGCCTTGCTGTAGCTCTTGACCTTTCGACCATTGCCTAGCTGCTTCCTAACCTTGTCTTGCTGCCCAGGTGGTAAGTCATTGATATTTAGTGTCATGCCTTGTTTCCTCCTATTTCCTTAATTCTATATAAAATATAACATATATAGGGGGACTTGTCAAGGGGGTAGTGAAGCTAACGCCTCAATATCTTCTGCTCAAGAGGCTTTAGGCAGAAGTACAGTAATAGCATCAGATAGTCAGTTATGCCTAAAGCCTTTTGTCTGCCTGGTATTTTTTGTTTGTCCCGAATACCCATACTTCTCCTGTCTGTGGTTCAAACTCATACCAGCCGTCAGCAGCTTTTACTAAGCACCAAGCATGATAGCCTCGAGGAGTGTGTCCCCACACTGCCCAAACAGCATTGCCCATATATGTTCTCTTACAATAGGATGGGTACTCCTCGGCAAAGTCATCACAGTCAAAGCCTCTATGTGTGGCAGATTCAGTCTGATATGGAGGACACCCTAGCAATGCCTCAAATGCCCAGTCTCTCCAGGTGTCTATATCAGTTCCCCAATAGAAGTTATCTCTGAATCCAATATGCTCAAGCTTGTTCTCCTTTAGAAAGTGGAGAACCTGCTGTGCGGATATTACATGCCAGTTGATTGGAGTAGGGGGTGGAACAGATTCATCTTTTATCACTTCTACTTCACCGTTCAGGATAGCGAGTATGCGTCTCAAAATTTGAGCAATCTTTTCCCACATTATTTTCCTCCCAGAAGTTCGCCAGCCAATGCTCCTAGCCCGAATAATGTCTGGTTCTGTTTGGAGAGTTTAGCTCCCCAGTCAATATCTGATTCTACCAAAGCCTCAAGGTCTGCAACCTTCTCATAATGCCAGCGATAGTTTCTAAGCATCGCCCAGTATTCTATTCCTTTTTGCCTTGCCATATTGTCAACTGAGTAATAGGGGCAGGTCTTATCATCTGCCAGATGTTTTTCAGCCTCGCTATAAGGATAGCCAAAGATAAAACTAAAGGCATCCTCTGTCTTGGTACAAAGCATATCCCAATAAAGGAGTGCGTTATCGAGGTCATAGCATTTAGTTATCTTCCCCTTACTCTCCGCAGCATAAAGTATGGTTGCAGGGTTCACTACTCCCGATGTCTTCGCTGCCCTTGTCTCTAGATTCTTACCAAAGGCTTCAGCATCAAAAGGCTCGTAATAAGCCTCTTGCTTCAATGAATCTAAATCCTGTTGGAGTTCAACGACTTCATCAACTACAATTTGGAGCCCTTTACCAGAGTCCATTCTCTTGGTTTTCTCAACCTCAACCTTGGCTTTTTCAACCTCAACCTTCACCTGCTCCTTCTTGTCGTCATGCTTAGCTTGAAGTAGATCGTAGATGAAGCCCAACACAAGCGGAGACAAAACCGCAAGTGTTTGTGTTAATGGCGCTACCTGCGATGGCGTAAGGAACAGGGCTAGCCCTGATGCCACGATAGCAGTTACAGTGGCGATAAATTTTTTCTTACCTTCTAGTTGAAAATTCATTGTTTTATTCCTCCTCTAAAATATTATTGTATGCTGTTAAAGCCTCTTTGTCAATAAATATATTCCCCCGGTGAAGGGATATAGATTTGATATTCGCTAACCGCCCATTCCATAATTCTATCCAGGTACTCCCCAAATTCTATTGTATTTAGTTTGGTGGTGCTGCCTACAGTTACCAGGACATCCTCATGCTTTTTAAGGAATTTGAATTTCATGGCTTCGTGCATCTCGTCTGATTCATAACCAAAGTAATTCCTTAGAATCTCAATAACTACGCCCCAATAATAGGCGTTCTGGCTGAGGGTTCTGGCATGGCGCTCTTTCTCAAGGGTTAGCTCTATGCGCTTCCCCTCTAGCCCTGAAAGGTAAACCAAATATTTATCTGGGGCATCGAGCTTAATTTTGCCTTGCTTTACAATACCACGGAATAAGGGTTTCATTCTTCTAACTCCATTACTTAAAGAAGAAGCTATAACCCCATATTGTGCATTTTTTGCACATTGCTCATTGGCCTCATCTAGGGCTTTGCTGATAATATGGCTTCATTCCTTCTCCAATTTATCCAAGCAGCTCTTACAGATATACCCATAGGTAGCTTTCGTTCCACCAAAGGTAACCTTAATCATCTTCCCCATGGGTCTGTATTTCTGGCACTTTATACACTGCTAAAGAGCTTAGCATGAAGAACTGATATATGAAGTAGCATTGGTACTCAGGAAAGTTGCGGTAACATTTGTTGCCACATTTCCGTAAACCTCCAGCCATTTGAGCTGAACCTCCGGTGACCAGTTGCTGTCAAAGGGTGGTAGTGGCGGAAGGCTCGATTTATAAGTCCTGTTAGTGCCTGTTGTTTTCTCAATAATAGGAGAATCAGGGGATGGCTCTTTTTTTAGAACTTCATGCCGAGCCAAAAACTTATATACAACCGCTTTTGAAAGTGACCATTTCCTCCCTGTTGCTGGTCTGCCCATATTTTTAATATCGACTAAAATATGGTATCTATTGTTCTCTATAATAGCATGCCTCTGCTTTTTGTTAAGCCTTAGCCAGTCCTCTTGCGGCGGCCTCAAAATAACAACTTCACCTTCCCCAAAGGGGTCTTTCTCTGTATCAAATAGTGCCACAGCCTGGCACAGTTTGCACTGAACGACCCCGCTTTTGCCTGTCCATTCATGGTTACACATTTTGTCTATACCTCCTATCGCTGAACAAGATGCCCATATTTACCCTTAACATAGTCATCTTGTTTTCTCTCTTTTTTCTTGTCCCGGGAAGGCTTCTGGCGCTGGTATTCCGACTGGTAGCTCTCCCAATGGGTAACATGGATGCCGGTATCATCCTCAGTTATGCGCCCCTCATCTTTGCATTTCTTCAGGGTGCTCTCCAGTAAAGCTTGTGGGATATTTAGCCGGTTGGCTATAAAACTATGCGGATATGGGCGGCCATCGTTATCCGCGACAACCCCGGATGTAGCACCAAATCCCGCAAGGCAAATCAAATCTATCCATACCGACCGCTCCGCAGGGGTGAGCTGCCACCGGACACTCCCCATTAGTAAGCCGTTGATGTGGAGTTTTATCCATCGCCTTTGTGACTGACCTCTCATAATTTACCCCTTTCAAAATCATTGCCGCTGAAACCCCCACCCCTCCAAGAAAAGATAAGAAAAGACTATATAAGATTAGATAAGACGGAAAATGGTACATAAGTTACACACAATGTTACACAATAGGTTGTAACAAAGTTACACACAATGTTACACTCCTAGGGAGTAGTGTCCCTTCCATTACCTGTTTTCCTCAAATATACCTTCAGGACTTACCAGCCTTAAATTCATAGCTACCCGCTCATCATCCAAGCTTGACGAAATCTCCAGCACTATGTTATCTGAGAGCACAAGGGTTACTCGTCCCTTTCTAAGAGAAAAGCTTTCGATGATTCTACCGGTGATAGCCGGGCCGATGGGCTTTGTCTCGGATTCCAGCCTGCAGCGGTGCAAAGTACCATCAGGATTAAAGGATAGTAAGTCCTCTCCGACTGTTTTTAAGATTATTCTTGCATCGCAGACATTGCATATTTCAGTTGTTCCTTTTGCCATAATGGCCTCCTTTTATTATTCCATGTCTTTTCTCATGGCAGGGATAGCATTCAATCAACACGTTCTCTGTGGTATCCTTACCCCCTCTGCTCTTTGGGATTATATGGCTTCTGCTTAGACCGCGCCAGTCTCCGAGTCCGTGGCAGGTTTCACAGAGAGCATCATTGCATCTATTGTCTACCCATATACCACCTGCCCGCTCGCAGAGGATTTTATCGATTTTCAAAGTGGACTTCCAGCCTCGGCCAAAAAGACATAGGCATCATCGAAGTTTACGCCATCCAAAGAAGGCGTCCCCAATGCTTCTAGTACCTGGGTTCTGTTCATTTTGATTGGCGGGTCCATGCAGGCGGCCAGGAATTCGCCGGCGGTGTTAAATTGCTTTGTTTTTGTCGCTGGTTTTTGTTTTGATTCTATCCCAATGCTATCTGTCCTTGCTGGCTGGGCAGCTTTCCTGGTTCGCCCCATCGCATCTTCAGCATCATCGTCTTCCTCAGAGCATATACCAAGGATTGCAGACAAGGCATAGCGTCTGGCATAAGTTAACGCACTCCCTACTGACTGAGGGTCACCCTGCTTGCTCGGCGTTACCAATAAATCGCTTGACAACCATTCCCCAGATATATGCAATAGGAGCGTAGTGAGAACAATCTGGCCTTCCTTGGCCTGGGGGAGCTGGGAGATTGCAAAGCCATGCTTACAAAGTAATGCTCGGCTTGATTCCCAGATAGCTGAGAGGTCTGCATACCTTGACTTGTAAAAGGGGTTGATTGCATCTTTGGGTACTGGCTTAAGTTCACTTTGTAAGGCACTCAAAGATTTGGCTAGCGTAGTGATGTTTTCCGACTTGTCCATCTGTTCCCTCCTATTTCCTAATTCCTAAGAAAAGAATAAACTATTTTCTACCTTTTGTCAAGTTTCCCTTTGGCCTTCTTAGCAGCCGCCCGCCTTTTGAGACGCTTTGCCCGGACTTTTTCTTTACTCACCTCATCAATATCTCCTTCAGTCTCAGGATCGCCCGCTCGCTTGCCCACTCCAATACCATAATAGCGGTTGCTTAGTGATATAGCCAGTGTATTTGTACCTGCATTATAATCATTATAACCCATCCTATAACAAGTATAATACTTATAATTGGCCTTACAAGGGTTTTTATGGCCTCTGGATTATCTGATATTTCTTTCAACATTACCTTCTCCTTGATAGCTTATCCTTTATATCTGCTATATCGACTTCGATGTTTTTGAGGGATGCCTTGACCTCGCCCCTATCCTCTGCTATTTCCATGAAGCGGTCGTTACATTCTTTAACCTGGGTGGTAAACTCTCCATTCAGTTTCTTGGCCCCATTAGGATTGCTGGGTTTGAGTGAATTGCGCATATACCCGATAACGGCGCCCAGGGTGACTATGACACCCGCCAAAGAGATAATTAACTGTATAGCCCATGTATCCATATCATGCCTCCTTCTTTTCTTTTAGCTGCTCATTAAGGATGCGGAGCTCGCCGTCTATTCTCAAAGCCTCTTGGATTGTCCCCTGCTTTTCGGCCTCTAGTTCGTTAAGCCGTGCCTGAATGCCGGTGAGCTTTTGCTGGTTTAGGGTGATTCTCTCCATTAAATCCATAATTAGTCTCCTTTAATAAAACATTCTCAGCTTCTAATAATGTTATTCTTTGCTGTAAAATTTCAATTTTCTTAGCTTGTCTTTTAAGTTCTTGTTCAACATGAGTATTATGACTACTTGAAGCTTTAATCAATTGTAAGTTTTCCAATCGATTGTCATCTTTGACACTGTTTTTATGATGAACAATCTCCCAAGACAAGAGACAACGATTAAGATGCCTCGCCATTACCAAGCGATGTTCTAAAACATACCCATTCGGACTAGCCATAGAATAAAAGAAATCAGCGGGTTGCAATTTGATGAACATATATCCTCGAGCATGAAAACGGCCACCTTTCCAATTACGACTATTTTCACCCCTTCTAATATGATTACTGCATTGTCTACATAGGCGGTATGGAGTTTTTTCTTTTGGAAATTCTACCCAACGTCCCTTGCCACATTGTTCACAAGCTTGGAAAATAAAAAAACCACGAGTCTTTTTATGCCCTTTCTTAATATCACCAATCTTCGGTTCTTTGTTGTTCATTTCCCTCCTCTATGTAGCATCTCCCCATTCATGCCAACCTGCGCTATAATATATCATGGGTTTATGGGTTGTGGTGTTCATGTAGATTGAGCCCTCTGATGGGAATGCGGGTGCGGCTGCTTTTGTGAGGATATTCAAATTACGACCACCAAATTCTATATCAAGCCCACTGTTCAGAAAGATATTATTGCCCGCTTCGGACTGGAGATATAGTCCATATAATCCTACTGAAGAAGCTGAAATGATACCTACCAATACGCCATCCTTGTCCTTAAAAAATAGAGACGCTACGGCATCCGATACGCTGCCGATAATTACACCAGTGGTATCAATAGCAACCTTGCCACCCCCTGCACTAATTGTTCCGCTTACAGTCAAGGTATTTGCAGCATCGAGGGTTGTATTTTTTATCGTTCCGCGGACTATGATGCTATTGAACTCGGCATTACCTACCCCATCGATTGTCCAGCCAGCGACATTAGCTACATAATCATTTGACCGAATAATCCCATTCACTGTCAATGTCTGTCCTGCTTCGATATCAGTAGCTTTGAGTGTTCCTATAATTTCCAAGGTGGCGCCATCCCAGGAAAGTTTAGGTGCTGCACTGCCACCTAGTTTGAAAGTACCATCGTCTAAATTAAATTGTGAGCCTGCTCCTGCTGCCCAGTTTGTTGATTCGATATTGCCTGTTCGTATGTAAGCGCCTTTTATTGCAGTTGTCCCACCTGTCACCCAATCAGAGACATAGAAATCCCCTAAAACTGTAACCTGGCCTGCGCCTATTTGGGTGGCGATATGGTCCTGGAATTGCTGGTTGCCATAGACTCCTGTCATGGTGTCGACTATATCGTAAGTAACGTTTGAGATTTCTACCTGTATATTCTCAGGATCGCTTAAATCCCGAATAATCTTGACTACGCGAGCAGAGATGTCTATCCCCAAATCCTCATCGATAACTTTAACTATCGAGCCTAACTGAAGTTTCTCAAAGTCCCATCCCATAGCGGCCAGATTTATCATGTCGACTCTATAGCTGGCCCTGGGGTCTTTCATCTCAGCCAACTTTAAAACCGCCCAGGCATAGAGCACGTTCGGGTCGGTAATAGATTTGTCCACAAGTTGCCTGATGCACATCCCATAGGTCTCTTGTGAACTGCCAGCACCAGCATCCTCGATATAATCAACAGCAAGAGCATCCGAATCGCTTAGGTGTATCCTGGCTGTGCCTTCGCCGGCGCCGTAACAGTAGAGTCTATTCCCAAAATTCGTGTACTCCCGGGTCCGGGAAAGTCCTTTGACGTTTTTCTTATATCTTATTTGTTGGCCTTTGTCCTCGCCGATGTCATCCATCCAGACAAGTTCTCTGTCGGTATTCACTGAGATATAGCCGCCTACTGTTTCGCGGAGCTTCATTAGTGCACCTAAAACTGTATCCTGCTGAATTGATAAGGACCGGGTAACCACCGGCTGAATCGTGCCTACTGTGATAGGGGTTCCGTGTGTCTGATAAC